CCTTGTGCTCCAGTTGAACCTTGTGCTCCAGCTGTTCCTTGTGCTCCAGTTGAACCTTGTGCTCCAGCTGTTCCTTGTGCTCCAGTTGAACCTTGTGCTCCAGCTGTTCCTTGTGCTCCAGTTAAACCTTGTGCTCCAGTTGAACCACCTATAAAATTTGGTGCGTACAGCGTTCCCAAAACATTTAAATTACTAATTGTGGTTGTCATTTGATAGTTTAATTTAGCAATTATTTAAATTAAACTATATTTAATTTCATTTTATTTAAACAATAACAATACTTTCTTTTATAATTTTGAAGATATTAATGTTATGGTATGACTACGACTGGATTCTGATGGATGGTTTAAATATTCAAATCTTTCTTATAAGTCATATAAATATATTATGAATAAAATTATAAATGAAAATAAAATTTATTTAAACGTTTAAAAAAAAATGTTTAAATAATGTAAATGGACCAAATAAATCTTGTTCGTGATTTTTTTGAAGACAAACGTGGAACTTTGATATTCCCCAATATTAAAGATTTTAACCCATTAGAATGCACCGTTAGTATTAATAATAAAAATGTGTTCAGGGGTTTTCATATAAATGATTTTGAAAAACACATTACTTGTATACAAGGTGAATTTTTAGATTATGTCATTAACCCAGAAACAAATGAAATGGTTAAATTTCATTTAATACCTGGTTCGCAAATTTTAATTCCTAAAAATTATGCACACGGGTTTTTAACACTTCAAGAAAATTCAATTCTTATTTATCATTTTAATGGTATATTTAAAAATGCTAAACAATTTAAATATAAAATTGATTTACCAGATAATGTTATTATGTCAGAAGCTGACAAATCAAGTTAACTTATTGTAGTTATTCTCCATTTACCCCTAGTTGTTTGGTAAATAAAGGTTTGTTTTTCCATTACAAACTGATTTAATTTAAACATTTCATTCCATAAAACAATGCCTACATAAATTATTCCATTTTCTTTATAAATTTCACAGGTAGTATCTGAACGAAACATTGGATATTTTATTTTATTTGATAATTTATTTAATTTATTTGAATAATCTTTGGGACTACTGGGAGAACAAATATTGCAAGTTTTAATATCAAAATCTAAAATTCCATTTAATTTAATTTTTATAAAATTTTTTACAAGGTCGTAATCTTTTTTATTTAAATTACTAAAATCCATTAAATAACTTTCTGGTAATTTAAATTTAAAATATGATTCCGATGCCATTAAGCCGTTACTTGGCATATCATCAAACAATTGTGAATCTTTTATAGTAAAGTTTATATTTTTAGTTTTAATTTTTTTCAAAAATTTTGTTACAATTTCTTCATTTGATGCATCTATGTAAATTTCACTACCTTCAGGTATTTCTTTAATGAAATTAAAAATTTCTAATGGTTCTTCAAACTGTGGTAAAATAAAAATAAAAACTTTGTATTTATTTTTTAAAAATATTTTTTCAGTTGTTTTTGATGAATTAATTACTACATCGGAAAGTTCATTTTCTTTTCTTGTAATAATTATACCTGATTCTTTTATTATTTTTTCTATTTCTTTTAAAGGTTCTAAAGGCATATTCAAAGAAAGATAAACTTTACCATTATCTTTAATTAAATCTATTAATGATTCTTTATTTGATTCATAAATTTCTGGATCAGAATCTAAAATATCAATAAAAGAAAAATTAAAATTAAAATTACCAAATGATGTAAAAGAATCAAGTGAATTGAAATTGGTATATTCCAAAGAACAGTAACTTAAAATATGAATTTTACTTTTTAATTTTATTTTTTTTAAAATTGTATTAAGCCTTTTCTTGTTAGGTATTTCAAGATAAATGTAATCAAAGTATGCAAAAATGGTAAAAGTGTTTTTTTCACATTTAAAATTTTCCAATGTTTCAAGGTCACTGCAAATTAAAGAAATGTCTTTAATAAAAAATGCAGGGTCTTCAATAAACATATTAAATGGACCGAAGTCTAAATTTATATTTTTATATTTTGGTAAATATACTATTAGTTTATAATCAAAATAGTATTTATAAATCCACAATAAAGGATAAATTAAATTAATATTACCATAACTTATTATTTCTTTTATTGTAGGTTTAATTAAAATTTCAGGGTAACAACCTAAAACTTTGAGATAAAGTTGTTCCATTCCTTTTATATTATAACATTTAAAACTTTAAATAAAAATTTAAAGTTTAATTTTTTTTTTTATATGAGATTCTAAATTATTAACCCAGGTGTAGGTTTCTGTAAACCCAGGATATACACAATTATACATTTTACCTATTTTTTTTATATTTTCATTAAAATAAACTGTTAAATTCACCAAAATGGTATACTGACTAGTTAAATAATCAATATTCAGTTGAGATAATAAACTAACATCTCGTAATTCTTGATAAATTTGAGAAAATATATCAGATGCAACTGTTACAAACATTTGATAAATATTATTAAAATCAATTTTTTTATCTCTAAGTTTTTCACGTAATTGTAAAGATTGTTTAAATGCTTCTTCCGATAAAATGCTCATAAGATAACTAACACGTAATGGTCTATTTAAAGTAATTATATCAGGCTCAGCAAAAGTTCTTATTTCTATACGTTGAATATGTGTAATACAATTATGTAAAGCATAAAGGTCGTCTGTCATTTTTTTATTTAAACCATATTTATTAAAAATACCTCTTAAACCGTAAACATCGGGTAAACCACCACAAGGAATATCATTTACATTTCTACCAACTGCATTACCATTACTCCTTACAAATTCATAATAATGTGGATTAGTATTGTGTCCTTTTAAAATTAATTGTGTATTCCAATCCCAAGAACATTTACACTCAGTGCAAAACATATGGGAACAACCTGCGATACGATATATCATAGTTCCACATTCGGGACAAGGTTTAGTATCTTTATTTAATAATTCCATACTTGCAACATTTTCTGGATTACATTGATGTTCACTAGATTGTTCTTCATTACAAAGATTACATATCTGAGTTTCACAAGAACCACATTTCCACCTTGAACTTAAAAAACCACGACAATCTTCCATAGGACATTTTCTTATAAATTTTCTACGTTCAGCTTCATTTGAAGGACCAGAAACATTAACAGATAATCTTGACATATTATTATAAATTCTATTTGTCTGTGCATTTAATATACTTATTTCATTTTCTAATTTAGATTTGGTATCTCGAATTTTAGCAATATCTTTTAACATATTATTTTTTATTATTTCAATTTCTACATAAGGTTGGGATTCTGGTAACATAGATTTTTCACGATTAAATAAAACTTCTTGACGGTGTTTTTTAAATACACCATTTATAAATACAATAGTGCAATTATCATTAATAAATGTCCGGTTAAATATTTTTTTGCAACTCATACAATTGGGATCTTCTATTGTTTCACTGATATATTTTTGAAAACAAGCCCGACATGTTACAAAATTACAAAATACACAAATAATTTCTTTACGGTTACTTTTATTAAGTTTTTCACAACAAATATTACAATCAGTCATTTTATTTAACTTAATGTTTATTTTTTAAAGTATATTTATTTTGTAAAAAAAAATAATGTTAAAATTATATGGAGAACATTACTATGAAAACGTTTAATTGGAAAGTTTATATAGAAAAATATACAGACCTTAAAAATGCAGGTATAAATAATCTAAAAAAAGCTTGGAATCATTGGATCTGCTTTGGAAAATATGAAGGAAGAACGTGTTTTTTAGAACCTAAAGTTGAAGTTGTACCTGAAGTTGTACCTGAAGTTGTACCTGAACCTGAAGTTGAAGTTGTACCTGAAGTTGTAAATATAGTTGAAGTTGTACCTGAAGTTGTACTTGAAGTTGTAAATATAGTTGAAGTTGCTGAAGTTGAAGTTGAACCTGAAGTTGAAGTTGAACCTGAAGTTGAAGTTGAAGTTGAAGTTGAAGTTGCTGAAGTTGAACCTGAAGTTGAACCTGAAGTTGAAGTTGCTGAAGTTGAACCTGAAGTTGAAGTTGCTGAAGTTGATGTTGAAGTTGAACCTGAAGTTGAAGTTGCTGAAGTTGATGTTGAAGTTGAAGTCGAACCTAAAGTTGCTGAAGTTGAACCTGAAGTTGTACTTGAAGTTGAACCTAAAGTTGTACTTGAAGTTGAACCTGAAGTTGAAGTTGCTAAAGTTGCTGAAGTTGAAGTTGCTAAAGTTGCTGAAGTTGAACCAGAAGTTGCTGAAGTTGAACCTGAAGTTGAAGTTGAAGTTGCTGAAGTTGAACCTGAAGTTGAAGTTGCTGAAGTTGAACCTGAAGTTGAAGTTGCTGAAGTTGAACCTGAAGTTGAAGTTGAACCTGAAGTTGAAGCTGAAGTTGAAGCTGAAGTTGAAGCTGAAGCTGAAGTTGAACCTGAAATAATTTCAGGTGTTTAATTAATTAAAATAAAATAATTTAATTATTTAATTATGTCATTTGATTGGAAAGTATATATTAATAATTATAAAGATCTTAGAGATGCTGGTATATTCACACATCAACAAGCAGCGAATCATTGGTATAAGTATGGTAAAAAAGAAAATAGAACAGATAAAAAAATTGGAATCCCAATTGAAGTTAAACCAACATTAGAAATTAAATTAAGCAAAGAATGTAAAAACAAAGTATTAATTATATATGTATATTATGAACGAAAAAATGAACAAAAAAACCAAACAAATTTATCATTTTTTATAAAACACGGTTTAAATAAAGCAAATTGGTCTAATAAATTAATAATAGATACTTTGATTGTTGTTAATGGACATCAATGTGAAGTAATAATACCATCTAATTTATTTGTTTTAAAAGAAGATAATTGTTCTGATTATGAAGGATGGTATAATGGTATTAAATATATGAAAAATAAAGTTGGAGACCTTAATTATGAATATTTATGTTTAATGAATTGTAGCACTTGTGGTCCATTTGTAGAACAAAATACTTCTGCACATTGGTTAGATATATTTATTAATAAAATGAAATTAACAAATTCAGATGCATGTTCTCCATTTATAAATAATTGGTCTGAAATAACAGGGCACCCTGGATTAGCATTAAGTTGCCATTTTACATTAATAAAAATAAATAATAATATTATTGATTTATTAATAACAAAACAACAAACAATAAATAATTATACAAATACAGTTTTGAGTAAAAAAATAGATAAAAATGATGCAATTTTTACAGGTGAAATGGGATTATCTAAATTATTATTAAGTAATAATTATAATATATGTTCTTTATATTATGATAATAATAATGATATAAAATTATATACAACTAATATTTCAAGAGAAGAATGTATAAACAATGATAAATTAAAAAATACAGTTTTTATAAAAAATATATGGAGAATTTCTCCAACTATATATGCTAGTTTACCTGTATTATATGAGTTTTGTTCTAATTTTATAAATAAATCTTTAAAAATAAATAAAAGTGTAAAATTTAACGTTATTTTTTCAAATTTAAAAGTAGAAAATATTGGGCTTGATTGGAGTAATAAAGAAGAATATTATAATCTGTATGGATATGCAGAAGAATGTATTTTATTTCCCTTAAAAGTAAAATTTAATGGTGGTGTAGTAATTTATACACATTACCATCCTGGTAATATTGTAATGGATTATGTAATAACTTCTATTAAAATGCTAATATATTTAGGTTACGATATACTTTTTTTTACATCTTCAACAAGCATTAATAACGTAGACCTTCCATTTGAAATAAATTATATAAAAAACCAAGGTGTTGGAACTGACTGGAGAATGTTATTAGAAGGTCTTAAAATAATTGATAAATCTCTTTATCAATGGGTTTTATTTATTAATGATAGTTTATTATTAGGAATTAATGGTATTGATAATTTTGAAAATAATATTAATGTTATGAGAAATTCTGGATGTGATTTTTGGGGACAGTGGGAAACTAAACATGTTAATTTACATTTAGTAGGAACACCTATAGAATTTAAAATAAAATGTTTAAATGAAATTATTAATTTTATAACTAATACTTTACCATTTTGTAAATCTGAAATGGATTATGTAATAAAATTAGAAATAGGTTTTACTAAAAATCTTATTAATAAAGGATATAAAAAAAATTCATTACTTAATGATATTAATTTTAAAATGGGACAACATGGTTTTTTTGAACCAAAAACTCTTAAACAATGGATAAATAAACCAGAAACATTTGCAATTAAATGGAAATATTGTATTAGTTATTTAAATAACAATATAGTTTCACAGGAATTTAATTATCTTACACGCTATTTACATTATGGACCATATGGAACAATATCAAAAGGTGAATTATTTAATTGTTATCCTAAATCAATTGATTTTAAAATAACATAAAGTTATTTAATGTATTTTAATTTTGGAAAATAACTTAATATAATAACATCGGATCTTATACTTTTAATCTTACTTATAATTTCATCAGAGAAATTCCAAGCAAGAATTATAATTAAAATTTTTGAAGAAGTATCATTTTTAAAATAATCAAATGATTTTATCGGTATATTCATTTTAGGTGAATAAAGCCCAATTTTTAAAGGATTTTCATCAATAATGTATTCTAAATTAATATTTCCATAACAAAGAACTGTTTGTGCTTTTGCGGCAGCTCCAAATCCAATACATTTATATCCATTTATTTTATGTTTTTCAATTTTATTTTTTAAAGAATTAATTGTTAAATCTGCATTAATTTTAAATGTATTATATAAATTATCTGAATATAAATAATTTTCTTTTTCAATAAAAGTTTGAACTTTATAATTGCTTGCGCTTAATTTTATTTCAAACATATAACTCGTTCCGTGAATATCTACTTCCGATATATTATTTAATACAAGTCCATTTCGGTTAACAAGTATATTCATACTTTTTGCATTAAAAAATGAAATATGCTCGTGGTAAATTGTATCAAATTCACCATTAATTATCATATTTTTTTGAGATGTTTGTATATATAATGTACTTGTTTCATTCATTATAATTTTACACGCTTGTAAAAAATCATCAATGTATTCTGTATGTGCAAATACATTCTGTGCTATAATAATATCCATTTTAGGTAATTGTTTTGCTACATTTTCATTCCAGAAATCACAAATTACGGTATGACCTTTTGATAAACTTAAAGAATGTAAATTAGTTGCTGGATCAACTCCATAAGTATCCCAACCAAGTTCTTTAAAATAATCTAATTGAGAACCATCATTACAAGCTATGTCTAAAATACGTTTAATGGACTTCTTTTCATTTTTAAATTTATCATTAATTATTTTAGCATTTTGTTTAAAAAAATCTAAACCTGTTTGTGATGTTCCACTTACATATTTATAATCTTTAAAAAGTATTTCTGGATCTACAATAAAATGTAATTGACAATGATAACAATTAGGACAAACCATTAATTCTAATGGGTAATTTTTACTTTGAATTGATAGTTTATGAAAATCATTAGCTAATGGTATTTCTTTTAAATTTAATAAACTTCTATTTATTTCTAAACAACATAAACAATTATTAATATATTTCATTAAAAATAAGTTTAATTTAAACATTTATTTTAAATTTAAATTTATTTATCGTTTTAATTATTTATTTTAATTATATTTATATTTTAAATGGATTTTTTTAATTGGGAAACTTATATTTCAAATTATCCAGACCTCAAAAAAGCTGGTATTAAAACACAACAACAAGCATTTTTACATTATACTAGATTTGGAATTTTAGAAAAAAGAACTGACAAAGTTAAATTTAAACTTGAACCAGTTGAAGTTGAACCAGTTAAAATTGTTGTTGAAGTTGAACCAGATAAAATTGTTGTTGAAGTTGAACCAGTTAAAATTGTTGTTGAAGTTGAACCAGTTAAAATTGTTGTTGAAGCTGAACCTGTTGTTGAAGTTGAACCTATTGTTGAAGTTGAAGTTGTTGGCAAACCGATTATTAAACCTGAAATAACATTTGAATTTACACCAATTGATCCAACAGTTGTTGAAATGGTAAAAAAAATAAATGAAAAATCAAAAAGAAAATACAATAAAAAGAAATAAATTTTTATAAGTTTAAAAGATGTGTGGAATTTTTGGATACATTACTACAAATTCTTTAGATAATGAAGAATTTATTAAAAAACAATTTAATAAAGGTAAATCTCGTGGACCAGAATCATCTAAAATAATAATACATAAATATAAAAAAACTACTCTTTTTTTAGGTTTTCACCGTCTTGCTATAAATGGTTTAAATCAAGAAAGTAACCAACCAATGTGTATTGATAATATTTATTTAATTTGTAATGGTGAAATTTATAATTACCGTAATTTTAAAAATATTCATTTTGTAACAAAATCCGATTGTGAAATAATTATTCATCTTTATAAACTTTACGGTATTGATTATCTTTTTGATCTTTTAGATGGAGTTTTTAGTTTTGTGCTTTATGATAAAAATATTCAAAAAGTTTACATCGCACGTGATCCTTATGGCGTTAGACCACTTTATTACACTAATTATATTTTTGCATCTGAAATAAAACAACTTACTGCATTTGGAACAGAAATCAAACATTTTGAACCAGGAACCTATATGGAACTCACACTTGGTGATTTTTGTCCAAGTGTTAAAGTAAAAAAATATTCATCATTTGGATTTACTAAATTAATATTTAATAACCTTTATGATATATATGGTATTCTTTATCAAACACTGTTTAATGCAGTTAAAAAACGTGTTATTGGAACAACAGAACGTCCAATTGCCTGTTTACTTTCTGGTGGTTTAGATTCAAGCACTATCACCGCATTGGTTAATTCATTTTTACCAGCTGGTGTTCTTGAAACTTACAGTATTGGATTAGCAAATTCTACAGATCTCGTTTATGCAGAAATGGTTGCAAAACATCTTGGGACCAAACATACAAGTATAATTATGACAGAAGATGATTTTTTTAATGCAATTCCAGAAGTTATTAATGCTATTGAATCATATGATACTACAACTGTTCGTGCAAGTGTTGGTAATTATCTTATTGGTAAATATATAAAAGAGCATAGCGATGCAAAAGTTATATTTAATGGAGATGGTGCAGATGAATTAATGGGAGGTTATCTTTATTTTAATAAAGCACCCAATGAAATAGAATTTGATTGTGAATGTAAAAGACTTTTAAATAATATTCATTACTTTGATGTTTTACGAAGTGACCGTTGTATCAGCACACACGGTTTGGAACCAAGAACTCCTTTTTTGGATCGTTCATTTGTACAACTTTATTTAAGTATTCCAGAAGCTCTTCGGTTTCATAAAATAAATAATCAACCTGAAAAATTTTTAATACGTGGTGCAATTGAATTTATGAATAAAACACTTCTTCCACCAGATGTTCTTTACCGCACCAAAGAGGCTTTTAGCGATGGATTAAGTGGTATGGAACGTTCTTGGTATCAAATTATTCAAGAAAAAGTTAAAAAGAATGAAGTAAAAAAGAATGAAGTTAATAGTTTTAATTTTAATATTCCCATAACAGACGAACAACGTTATTATAGAAGTATTTTTGAAGAAAAATTTCCAGGTTGTGGTGAAATTGTTCCTTATTTTTGGATGCCTAGGTATACAACTGCAACCGACCCATCTGCAAGAACTTTAATTGAATATAAATAAAATAACACAAGATTATAAGATAGAAAATGTTTTATTAAATTTAATTTAAAGTTTTAAAAAAAATAAAAGTAAAAGTATAGAATGAGTAATACACCCACAGATATCCAACCTTATTCTACAACAACAACAACTGTAGCAACAAGTTTTACAGTAACTTGTAGAGCACTTGTTTTATTTACAAATGCTACGTTTTTAGTTCAAACATTTGATGTAAACAAAGCTCTTATTAATACACAAATAGTTCCTATAACTAATCAACAATATCTTGAATGGAATAATAATGATGAATTTATTATTAATTTAATGGCAACTATTTTAGGATTTGTTATCGTTTAAGTTTATTACATTTAACCCAAACATAACTTTAAGAATACACCATAAATTAAAAGTATCATATTTACTGTTGTGTTGATTAGTTATTTCTTTTTTCATAAAAAATTGATAAAGTTCCTTTAAACTCGGGTCTTTTATACCCGTTCCACTTTTAAATTTTGCACAAATAATATATTTAGTATATTGCATTGTGCAAATCATTTTTTTAGAATCCAATTTAATGATTATATCTAATAAATTATAACGATAAAGCTCTGCACGTAATACGTTAATGTCAAATTTAATATTGTGTGCTATTAGGGTATCAACAAAATCTAAAGTATTATTTAATTTTTCAGCAAATTCTATAAATGGTATACCCTTTAAATTACTTATTTCATCTGTAATTCCGTGAAATTGGGTATTTGTAATTTTAAAATTATCCGCCTTGATTATATCATCTGACTCTTCTAATTTATTAAATGAATTGTCAGTTAATATATAAGATATTTGAACTAAACGAGCTGAGTTGTATTTAGATAAATCAGTATAACACGGAAATTCTGAATAACTCTCACATATTGGTAAACCATTGGTTTCTGTATCAAAGATTAATGCCATTAAACTTTTTCTTCGTTTTTTAATGTATTTTTCTTTAAATTGTTTTTAATTTGTATAAGCTAAACCACCCATACCTGACATAATGCGAAGAACGTTATAATTAATAGCATAAACATCAATGACATCAACGGGTAATGTATTGGTTCGTGAAAGTTGAGCCAAATCTAAACGACTAAAGTTACAGGTTCCCGATGGTTGTAGTTCTTCAGGTCTCAGAGCAAATGAATAAACTGCAACGGAATCAGGAAATAACACACTACCAAATCCAGTATGTGCTTCCCAAACTTGGTTACGTGTAAAATAAGTAATATCGCGTTCAATAAAACGGTCAGTTCCGTTAAATATAAATTTATAATTGTTGGGTTGGGCCGATGTTGTTGTATAGAAACTTGATGGAGGTGAAGCAGAACCTGCTGGACTTGTTGAATTAACTACGTAAGTTGGTCCAACTGCTGGTGAAGGTGGAATTGCCCAAATAACTTCCTTGACTGGGTGGTTAAAAGTAAGATTAATAAGTGCATTTGTTTGATTTGAATTAATTTGAAGCTGGTCAATCAGATATTCGTGAGCATTTTGGGCAAACTGACGACGTTCAACTGTATCTAAAAAGATATAATCAGCATAAACTGCAAAATGGTTAAATTCATTCCCTGTAGGTGTTGGTGCATCAGTTATTCCATTGTAAGCTCCAAATATAATATTAATTCTTACATCGTGATACTGCAGAGCAATTAATGGAACTGCCAAACCAGGGTTACGACAAAACCAAAATTGTAAAGGAACATAAGCATAAACTGGTGCACCTGCATTACTTGTTACTGTTGTATTAGCACGATGTGTGTATGCCATACGATTGTATTTTGTAGGTCTAGATTGATATTCATTTGTTGACGAGTCTCCACCTAAAGCAACAGTTTGTTCGCCAGGTCCATAACAACTGGTGTCAATGGATCCTTGAGTTCCACTATCATTATCTTCTGTAAGATAATTCCAAATAGTTAACCATTTACCATATTGACGGTCAACAATCTGTCCACCAATAAGAATTTCTACTTGCTGAATAAGTGCGTGCCCGATATTAGCTGCAACTGTATAAGGTCCACCAGTTACACCTGAAAGTAATTCTGATGGATTATATTGAATCCATACTTTTTTAAGAAGATCACCATTACGAGTAATGAGTAAACTTACTTGATTTCCAAAATTTATATTTCCTTGAACAGATTGTTGAAAACTTTCAATAGCAAAATTTGTGTGACGACGATAAACTGCTTTGAAAAATGTTATTTGTGGTTGGCCAGTAAGATAAATATCCTGAGCACCATATGCAATTAATTGAATTAATCCACCTCCTCCCATTATATTAAACTTAATTATTATTTTTTTTTTAAGTTAAATTGATTTATTAAAATACATTTACATTTTAGGTAAATTACTATTTGATAATGTAACATCACCTTTCAGTTAGCGTAAGCAACTCCTCCCATACCACTGGCAATTCTTAAAAGATTAAAATTTGTTGCATATAAATCAATTACGTCAGAAGTTGGAATTCCTGCATTATTAAGTATTTGAGATCTTACTAATTGTGCCATATCAATGCGTGAGAAATTGCAAGTTCCACTGGGTTGGTATTCTTCAGGTCTCAGAGCAAATGAGTAAACAGCTATACAATCTGGATAAATTACACTTCCAAAACCAGTATGTGCTTCCCAAACTTGGTTACGAGTAAAGTAAGTAATGTCTCTTGGATTAAAACGATTTGATCCATTAAGAATAAGTGTATATTGGTTAGGAGTTGCTGTATTGGTATATGTAAAACTTTTATTTGGAGTTGAACCACCTGGAACAACAGTTGAGCGTGTAGTTCCACTAACTGGAAGTGGAACTGGTGCCCAAATAAGTTCCTTAACTGGATGATTAAATGCTAATTTAATATTAATTGCCGATACAGATTCCATAATTTGTAATTGATCTATCAGGTATTCGTGATTATTTTGTGCAAACTGACGACGTTCGGTAGTATCAAGATAAATATAATCGGCATAAACAGCAAAACGTGAAAATTCTCTACCAGTAAAACGAGTTGCCGGCATATTTGTAACATAAGCAGATTGTGCTAAATTAATAAAAACTTTTACTTCGTGATACTGCAGTGCAATCAGTGGCAATGCCAAACCAGGGTTACGACAAAACCAAAATTGCAGTGGAACCCAAGCAAGTTGTGCAGCACCTTCATTTGATTTTACACCAACTTGGGCACGGTGTGTATAAGCCATACGATTATAACGAGTTGCTCGTGGATATACTTCAGTAACTGAGTTATCACCAGAACCTGCAGGTCCATATGCAGGATTTGTTGTATATTCACCTGGACCAGTTGAATAATCATCAATTGCACCTTGTTCACCTGTTGGATTATCTTCAGTGAGATAGTTCCAGATAGTTAACCATTTACCATAATGACGATCAATTGTTTGTCCTCCAATTTCTATATAAACATTATCAATAATTGAATGACCTAAATTAGCACCAACAGTATAACCTTGATAACCTAATAAAGGTGGGTTGGTATTGTTAAGTCCTTCAAGTATATCTGCAGGTGAATATTCAATCCAAAGTCTTTTTAAAAGGTCACCGTTTCGTGAAATAGTTAAATTTACTAAATTACCAAATTGTGGACTTCCTAAAATATCTTGTTGTATAGATTCAATTGCAAAATTTGTATACCTACGATAAACTGCTTTAAAAAAAGTTATTTGTGGTTTTCCAGTAAGATATATATCTTGAGCTCCATATGCAACAAGTTGCATTAATCCACCTCCTCCCATCTTTGTAACTACTTAATCATTTTATTTTAAATTTAAAATTAAACCTTTAAGAAATCCACCGATAAGGCCCATCACCATTAACCGTTACATTTTCTTTTTTAGGTTCTACTACAACATTACCACGTTTGGCGTAAACAGTCCAAAAGAATTCACAAATTTCTGAAGAATATACTTCAAATTTACAATTTTTAACACGTGAAACACCTAATATTATTGGTTTTCCTATAGGTGTAACATTAACTGTAAAATCAAAAAATAATTTAGTGTATTCTGGTAAATTAATAATAACAGAATTACCAAATGTTATTTTACCTTCACCACGATAATAAACACCTGCTTCAGGTCCTTCAAGACAAGCGTGAACAAGGTAGTTTTCTGGTTTTGTGGGATGGTCTATAACAAATGTTTTTGTAGATGAATAAGAAACTTCACCAGAAGTTGTATTATATTGCATAACAGGATCACCAACAGTAGCAGTTTGTCTCAATGGAGCAATTACAGTACTACCACTGTTTGTATTATTTAATGCACCACCAGTGGCATTAAGTATAATACTTTGATTTGCTTGTGTTCCCGATGAGCCTATACATCGTTTTCCAATAGCAATACAATTACTACCTTGAATACCACTAACATATCCTATTTCAGGACCAATTGCTATAGAACCACTACCCTGTGAACCACTTGGTGCACCAGCAAAACAATATTTACCTATAGTAATAGAATCACCTTGGGCTAATGCGACAAATCCTATAGCAACAGCACCTACTCCATCGGCATTAGCACCATATCCAAGAGCAACGCCTACTTGCTGTGCTGTTGAAATTAAACCAATAGCTATTGATTGTATGCCACCATTGACTGCACCAGCTCCTATAGCAACTGAATTACTTGGTTGATTTGTTCTTCCACAATTATCTCCTATTGCAACACAACTAGCACCTTGTAAATATTCACCTGCTCCAGAACCTATAGCAACTGAAGAAGATCCTTGATATGTTCTTCCTGAATTAAATCCAATTGCAACTGAAGAAGCCCCTTGATAAATTTGTCCTGCTTGAAATCCAACAGCAACTGTTTGTTGTTGTTGATTTAATGGAGAAATTGTATATGTATCTGGAATTGTCCAATCTGGTGCTCCAGAACTTGGGGGTACAAAATAATTACCAGAACCTGCTCGAAATCCTATAGCAACTGAATTAATCCCTTGTTGATTCCAACCTGCTTGGTAACCAACAGCAACTGATGTTGATCCTTGACTTGCATAACCACATTGATAGCCCATAGCAACTGCTTGTGATTGCTGATTTAATAATTGACCGGTAACAGGATAAACAACTGCTATAACTCCTGCACCTGCATCAGTTCCAATAGCAACACATTGAGCTGATTGACTTGATTTTCCTGCTTCGAAACCAATAGCAATTGAAGATTCTCCTTGATTTCCGTAACCACTACTAGAACCAATAGCAATTGAATCTTTTCCTTGTATTATTGTACCTGCGCTATACCCAATTGATATAGAATTAGAACTTTGATTAGTTTGTCCTGCACTTAAACCAATAGCAATTGAATTTATACCTTGTGTTGAACGACCAGCTTGATAACCAATTGCTATAGAAGTATTCCCTTGTTTTGTTTGACCAGCTTGAAAACCAATAGAAATTGAAGCACTTCCTTGTGTTGAAGCACCTGCATCAGAACCTATCGCAACTGAATAAGCTCCTTGAGATGTAAGTCCACATTGGTAACCTATCGCAACTGAATTTATACCTTGAGTAACATGTCCTGATAAATACCCCATAGCAACTGAAGAACCTCCTTGATATTCTTTACCTGCATTCCATCCTATAGCCACTGATTGTGTACCTTGCATATTAAATCCTGCTGCAACACCAATTCCAATTGAGAATGAACCTTGTAGATTTGTACCCGCTCTATCACCAATTGCAACACATGCAACATTTTGATAGTTTCCACCTGCTTGATTACCAATAGCAACACATTGATCTAATTGATATTGTTGACCAGATGCATAACCTACCGCGACTGAATAAATCCCTTGATTAAGCTGACCAGAATAAGCACCTACAGCTACAGTAGCACTTAGTTGATTACTATATCCAGCTGCAGTACCTACAGCTACTGCAGCATTACTTTGATTATATATTGCAGCATCACGTCCAATAGCAACTGATAATGTTCCTTGATAACCTTGACCAGCAAATTCACCAATAGCAACTGAGCCTGGACGTTGAAAGGTTTGACCAGCATTATAACCAATAGCAACTGATTGTGTACCTTGATTATTTAATCCAGCATTATTTCCAATAGCAACTGAATTTATACCCTGTGCAGATTGACCTGCATAATATCCTATAGCAATTGCACCCGATCGTTGTGCTGAGTCATAATCATTTAAATCATAACCATTTACTTTAGTTCCTGCACCAGCTTGATATCCAATAGCAATACAATTTTCTTTTTGAAAAGCATTTCCTGCATTGTAACCTAAAGCAATTGAACCAGTTCCTTGACCAGCTAGACCAGCTAGATCTCCAATAGCAATTGCATTTTGATACTGTGGATTATTTACTGGATAAGGATAAATTGAAGGGTAAGGATTAGTAAAACCCATACCTGCTTGATACCCAACAGCTATTGCAGCAGTTCCCTGTGTAAAATTACCTGCTTGGTAACCAATTGAAATAGCATTTAAATTTTGTGTTAAGCTACCTGCAAAACCACCTATAGCAATTGCATTTGTTCCTTGTGTTTGGTAACCAGCTTGATAACCAATTGCAACTGCATAATCTTTTTGTAAATTTGAACCTGCAAGGTATCCTACAGCAATAGCACCTATACCTTGATTAGTTTTTCCTGCACCTGAACCAACAGCAATTGTAAATTCACCTTGTATTATACTACCAGCATTTGTTCCAATACTTGTTGCATTTTGTGACTGGTTAGTTTGTCCTGCCCCTGAACCAATTGCAACAGAATTTGTACCTTGTGTTGAACTACCTGCATTATACCCTATAGCAAGAGCATTAAATGATTGATTTGTTTGTCCAGAATTTGCACCAATAGCAATTGTTTGATTTTGTTGATAATAATTTCCTGCATTATTTCCAATTGCTACACTATTTCCATTATCATCATTAGTAGTTCCTCCTTGTTCAAGAGAACCAGCATTTGCACCAATTGCAACTGAATCTTTTTTTTGTTTTGTTTGACCTGCTTGATATCCAATTGCTACACAATTTCCACCTGGTGCTTCACTTGCTGGGTTATTGGAATTATAAGAATAACCTTGACCTGTTTGTCCAGAGTTTGATCCAATAGCAACACTAAATTTATGTTGATTATTATTTCCTGCAAGATTTCCAATTGCCGTTGATTCTCCACCAGGAGCTGGTCCAAGTAAATTATCAAGATAAGATAATCCTTGATTTATATTTCCAGAAAGAAATCCTATAGAAACTGAATTTGTATTTTGGTTATCATTTCCTGCTCCAAAACCAATTGCAGTACAATTATTATGTTGGAGTGATGCACCTGCATTTGTTCCTATCGCAATACAAGCACTGCCTTGATTTGTTATACCAGCTGAATTCCCTATTGCAATTGAAGAACTTCCCTGTAATGTATTTCCTGCAAGAAACCCAATTGCTATACTACCACTTCCTTGACCCGATGAACCAGCATAATCACCTAAACTAATTGCATAATCCCCTTGATTATTATTTCCAGCTAATCCACCTATAGCAATTGAACCATAACCTTGATTTGTCTGTGCAGATAAGTTACCTATAGCAATAGCACTATAACCTTGAGTTGACGAACCTGCAAGATATCCTACAGCAATAGCACCTGTAGATTGATTAAGATTTCCTGCTCTAATGCCTATTGCGATACTTCCTTCTTGTTGTGTTCCTTGTCCTGCAAATTTTCCTATTGCAATTGCACCTGTAGATTGATTTGTTTGTCCTGCAAGATAACCAATTGAAATAGCATATTCAGCTTCGTTGTATTGCGCAGCTTGATAACCTATAGCAATTGAATAACTACTTTGATTAAATTCACCAGCATTATACCCAATTGATACAGGATCAACATTATTGTGATAACTATGATGAACTGTTAAATTGGCAACTTCAAGGTCATATATATTCACTGACATTGTTTAAATATTACTGTTATTTTAAATTAATTTAAAAATTATTTTTTTTTGAATTAAATTAAAATTTTTTTTTTAAACAGATAAAGTAACTTCACCCTTTACACTTTTTTTTTTCTTTTTAACTTTAACGACTTCAATTTCAATTTCAGGTTCTGATTCAACAACTTCAACAATTTTAGGAAGAATTTGTTGTTCATCTTCAGATTCACTATCAACAACTGATTCATCTTCGGACTCGTCACTTTCAAGTTCAAATTCTTCTTCAATATGTTGCCATACTCTAGCACGAAGAGTTCTATCGGAACCAGAATCATCAATTTCTTTAATTTTACAATAAACCTTAAGAGTATCTAAACTAAAATCTTCAAGCTCCTCTTGGGAACCAATGTTACCAAGATCCAAAAGCTCCTCCATTAAACCAAGTAAACTTTCATCAAAATTTCTTGCCATTTTAACTACTTTTTTTGCATCCATTTTAAGCTCATCATAATCTAACTCAAGAGTTTTTGCTAATAATTTAATTGTTTGTTTAACTAATTTTTCGGCAGATGTTGACATTTGTTATTCTTTTTATTCTTTTATTTTTTAAACATATTTAACGAATTAAATTCTTTTAACGAATTCTTTAATTTCTTCAAAAAATGTAAATGATTCAATTTGACCATTTAAAACTAAAGTGGGAAAAGTATTTTTATTTATCCACTCTTCGTGGTAATTATGGCAATTTTGAAGATAACTCAAAGGAATATCCTCGCCCTTACGATTACGTTTTTTAATTCTGTTAGCACAAGTTTCCGGTTGGGTTTTTAAATAAATTATTCCATCAAGGTCACATTTAAATTCATCAAACCACTTAAGATAAATAGTATATTCAATTTCTTCAATTTTTTTATCATTGTATAGCATTTTTGCAAATATTTCACGATCAGTAAAAACACATCGTTCAGTTATAATTATAGCATTTTCTTCAAATTTTTGACGTATTTGTGATACTCTTGATATATAAGCCATCATTTGAAATGGAAATGCATATCTCTTTTGGTCTTGGTAATATTTTTCTATTATCGTAACTCCATTAGAGTCTTTTATTTCATTCCATAAATCAACAGGTTCAGGTAAATAAACAAATGATGTTTCATTTTTTTTAAGATTTTCAATTAATGTAGATTTTCCTGAACCGATATTTCCTTCTATACTAAATATTTTCATATTAAAGTAGTTTATTCTTTTAACTTTTATTTTTTTAAATTATTTTTTTTCTTTTTCCTAATTTAACAACTTCTTCAATATTTTCTTCGCTGTCATCTTCATCCATATAGATTGTTTTTTGTTTAAAACAATTTAAAACACAATATATTCCATAAATTGCAAAACTATAAATAATTGTATTACACAGGACATCTTGGTGTATCATTTATAGGTATTTTAATATTATAAGTATCGCTATTATAATAATATTCATCCATTTTCTTAAATAAATTTGATTTGATTTTATTAAATAAAATATAAATTGTATAAAACATCTTTGCTTTAATTAAATTTAAATGTTTAAATTAAATTAAATTAAATTAAATTAAATTAAAGTAAAATTAGTTCACGATAATGATTATTTGCAAATTTTTTAACAAAGTTATAAATTTCAAAAATTGACATATCAATGTTAAAATTAGAATAAATACATTCAATTAATTCAATTTTTATAAAACCTTGATATTTAAACATAAAAGGTTCATCGTCTTCTATAAAACTAAATTGATATTCTCTAAAGATATACCGATAAATTAAAAAAGTAACTACTAAATTCCAATGTTTTTCATTCCAAATATGAAAACGAACCATTTTTGATTTAAGTGTGTATCTAAATATTTTAAATGTTTGTATAAAAATCATAAAATTTATTTCAAGGTCTGAATTTATTATCATCTTTATTTTTGCTAAATCGGAAGTGTCAAGTAACTTAAATTGTTTTAATTTAAGATAACTCTTCATTATTTTAGATACAGCAAAAAGTCTTGCACAAGTTTTTTTTGTAATAAATTCATTTATATTTACCAATATAATTGGAGAATCTAAAGTTGCCATTTAAATTTAAAATAAAACATTTGTTTAAATTAAAATGGATTATTTTATAACAAAAGGTATAGGTGAATCTAATTTAAAATCTGATAGTTCTAATGAAACTACTACATTTGATGATGCGTTAGTTAATGCAGGTATTGGAAATACAAATTTGATACTTTATAGTAGTATTATACCATTTAATTCAAAAGAAGTAGCTTATCGGCAACCTGCTTGGGGAGAAGTTCTTGAATGTATACTTGCACGAAAAGATGGTAAAAAGGGTCAATTTATAAGTTCTGGCTTATTAATAAACTATTTTTATAACGGTAATAATTTTTTAGGTGGTCTTGTATTAGAATACAGTGGAAAAGATACTTATCAAATTGCTTTAAATAAATTAAATTTACAATTAAATGAAATGATAATCAGAAGAAATTATCAAAATTACCGTGTTCAAAGTAAATTTATTTTTGAAAGAACCAAAGTAAAAAAAAAATTTGGAACAGTTTTTTGCACAATTTGTTTTAAAAGAAATAAATTTTAATAATTGCTTTAAAAAAAATATAATTAATAATTATATTCGTTTAATGGAAGCTAGATGGTTAGCATATAAAGGAAAATATGGCAGTGATACTTTTAAGATTAGTGATTTTGCTAGTGTAGTAGGGTTTAATCCACAACAAAGTTTACAACCATTTGAGTTTTTTGGAGTAGAACAAACTGATAATCTCGGTAATACAATAAATTTATTTAATCAACCTAATCAATGGGTATTACCTGTTGTATATGATACACGTTGTCGTGATTCTTCATTAAGTAATTTAGCTTATATAAATCCATTAAAAACTGTCCATAAAATTTATAAATCTGATTCAAAATTAATGGAATCTTTTGAATCATTACCCGATAGTATAAAAAATTATGCTAGAGTAGGTGAGACATTAATACCAGCATATATTTTATACCGAGATGGTGATACAAACGTATTTATTAATGGGTTCATAAAATCTAATAACCAACAAGAAAAATATATTTTTAATGGAACAATTGGAGATATTGATGAAATGAAAGCTATTATAAAAGAAAAAATTACTGATAAAAAACAATCTGTGGCTTGTTCAAAACCTCCTAAAGCAATTAAAGCACCGAGACCACGTCCATCTACGACAGCTATAGTTGTTCGCAGATCACGAGGCCCAGTTGAATATCCAGAGGGATTACCTCAACCAACAAGAAGGATAAAACGGACAACATCGTCAGACCCATTGTCTAATTGGCCAGGGCTAGTTGGTTCATACCAACCACGTTCAGCTACATCTAGTGATACTAGACCTGGTAGTATAAGCCATTGGAGAAATGACCCAAATTCACTAGATGCCAGAAGAAAAGCAACAACTGCTAGACAAAATGCTGATAGAAATGCTTTGATAAATAAAATACGTAACGGACCGTTGTCATTCGGTAAAAGTTTTTTAAGAAATTTAATGTCTGAAATAAAGTATCTTATAAATGTTCGTTAAAACAATGAATTACAAATTCAGTCCAATTATTTTGTGCAATAAATTCTAAATAATTTATAGTATTTTCAAAAGTAAAATTATTATGTTTTGGATAAAATAAAAATTTTAACACATTCCAAAAATTTTTATCATAACCATTTTTTAAATAACCCCACCCATTTAATTTATTTATTAAAATAAAATCATAAAATAATGATTCTTTATAAAATTTATTTTTTATAAATGAAAAATCACCAATTAAATAAAATTTATCGTCAATTTTAAAAGTTTTATCAAATTCAAACGTCATTTCTTTTTCTTTTAAGTGTTTTATTTTCTGATTCCACAAATGGAATAAAATGTAATTTATAAATATTTAAAATAAAATTTAAACGTTCAAATGAATCTGATTGTGATTCTAATGAAGCTTCAAGTAATCTTTTAATGTTATTGTCTTTAAATTCAATACATTTAAGATAATATTCAGTTTTATTATCGATGTATTCTATAAATTTATCAATTAAATAAAGATTAAACTCTTCTATTTTAAAAGAAATTATTATTTTTAATTGTTCTAATAAACTGTATTGGTTTATTGTATCAAGATGATATAAATTTGATATAAAATTATCTATTTTAATTTTTTCCATTAAATTGTTTTAAACATTTAAATATATATATATATATATTACTTTAACTTTAAAAGAAATTACTTTAATGGAAAAAGTAAATCGTTTAAATTATATTGGTTCTAAATTTCAACTTTTAGATTGGATAACTAATTTTATTAAAGAAAAAATAGGTTCATTTGAAGATAAAATTATTGGTGATTTATTTGCAGGAACTGGTATTGTAAGTCATCATTTAAGAAATCAAGGAGCTATTGTTTATGCAAATGATGTTGAACTTTATAGTTCTATTATAACACACGCTTTAACTTGTTCCGATTACAATAAAGTTTGTCAAGAAATTATAAATACATTAAATACTGAAATTGAAGCTGGTAAAAGAATTATTGGATTTGTTACAACTTATTATAGTCCATATAACGGTGAACGAATGTTTTTTACAGTAGATAATGCACAGTGTATTGATTATACTCGTCAACGATTAGAAGAATTTAACCTTAATAAAAATGATTATAATTTTATACTTGGAAGTATAATTATCAGTGCAGATGCGGTAAGTAATGTTCCAGCTGTTTATGGTTGTTATCTTAAAAAATTTAAAGATAAAGCGTTAAAAAAATTTTATATTAAAGTTATTCATAAATCAATAAATTCAAATTTAAAGTCATTAACATTTAATCAAAATGTTTCAGAATTAAAATTGGAATTTTTAGATTTAGTATATCTTGATCCACCATATAACCAAAGACAATATTCAAAAAATTATTTTCCATTAAATATTATTGCTAAAACACCAGAACAATTACTGTCGGAACCACCATTAAAAGGTAAAACTGGAATTCCAACTGATTGTTTTGTTTCTCCATTTTGTAAAAAAGGAAAACCCGTTGAAACTGCTTTTGATGAGTTATTTAAAACATTAAATACTAATTTTATTTTTTTATCATATAACAGTGAAAGTCTTATTAGCAAAGATAAAATGATTGAAATTATGAAAAAATATGGAACTGTAACAGTTATTGAAAAAGAATACAAACGTTTTAAATCATTTGAATACAATAAAAATGTTCCAATTAAAGAATATCTATTTTGTCTTACAAAAGCAAAAGCGCAAAATAAGTGTTAAATAACAGTTAAAAAAATTGTTAAATAACAGTTAATTTAAAATTATCTTTGAATTGGTTTAAAACATTTTCATAACACCAACGAATAGCCATATTAGTTCTACTTTTAGTATGAAATTGAAATTCAACAATTGCCAAACCTTCAATTTTTAAGGTTGATGAATTTTTCCAAGTTTCCCAATCACACGTCCAATTATAAGCATTATTTTCCCAATCAATTTGATTTATTAATTTTACAAAAGTAATTTTTTCTTTTTCTTCATTATAAAATATATTATCACAATCAAATGTATAATTTACCAAAACTGGTAATATAGTTTTAATATTTGTCTGGATATATTCTTTTAATTTAATAGTATTTTCAAATTGTATTTGGAATATATCACAAAATTTTTGAGGTTTGCATTGCCCTATTACTTGGGGTGCAACTTTACCAACTCCTTTTTTTGTAGTTTTTGCAGATAAATGTAAACCATCAGATGTTGTAAAATCATATCTTGAACCTTTTTTAGCAGTATGTATACATTGTGGAAATAAACTTGGAAGTTTAATAAGCCGTTCTTTTAATTTTTCCGCTTGATTTATATTGTATTTAAATTTACCATCATAAATTATATTGTAAATTAAACAAATGGCCATTTCAAATATTTTTCCAGTATCTTCTGTGGCAATTTTTTTAATTGCAACTTCATTTAACTTTAAACAACCAATTCCTTTAATCAACGAATAAATGTCCGTTTGCATTTTTTTATAGTTATTTCTTTAAATTAAACTTTTTATTTTCTAATAAAATTGTCTAAGCAAAATGTTTTAATTTTTTTTTTTTTCTTTTTTTTAATTTTAACGTTCACGTTTTAATATTCTAACAATAAATTTTACAGTATTTTCTTCATAACAAACATAA